TGAATACGAAGACTATTTAGTGTCGGAGTACAACCGAGCCGTCAATAATGAGGATTACACCCGAGCAGAGGTGGTAGAGCAGGCAATGCTTCACCAAACCCCTTCTGACTTCAGGGATATGGCAAAGAACCCGGAAAATAGTCCTGATGTACGTCAGGCAGCAGCGGCATTCGCTGATGAGATGGAAGGGTTCAGAGGCAGTGATGGAAAGCCCGTAAACTTCGGCAGCATGTATGAAGTCCGAATCGACGCTAATGAAGACGAGCTTCTGTCATACGATACGCCTCTGTCCCAGCAGCCAAAAAAGGTTCAGGACAGCGTTAAGGCTGTATTACAGAAGACGAAGCCAAAGCGGTCTGCCGAAGAGCTTGCAGAAATAGACCAGCTAGCAACGGATCTTGCTGAGTTTGAGCCTGGGGATAGTGCGCCAACGGATCTCTATGGCCTTGATGCCATGAATCAGATAGCTGAGAACCTTAGAGCCACTCGAGACAACGAACTGAAAAGAATTAATCAGGAAATGAGTGACTTAGCCAAGGTCATGGAAGAATACGAGGTTGGATACAGGAACTTTAGCGATCCACGAGGCAAGGAAGCAGCAGAAAAGTACGATGCTTTGATGGATGAGCGGGCCAACCTAGAGACTAACTTTGCTAAAGCGACAGCAGAAGCCCTTCAGGAAGCAGGCCTTAAGGGTATCAAGTACGCCGACGCCCAGACGCGGTTTAAGAAGAACGGTAAAACAATGAATTACGTTGTTTTTGACGATAGGCTGATCGACATTGCTAGGAAGTATGGCGTTGCCTTGCCTGTGGCTGGAGCGATGCTTGCTGGAGTTATGTCACCTCAAGAAGCTATGGCTTCTGAGCCGCTATAACCTAATTGCATAAGCGTCAAGGCTTTTATAATATGTGTTCACGGCATCCGCCCAGCCGTCCAATGGGTGAGTCTTGTAGGGGTTTGAAATGAACGATTTGGCAGAACAGATCGAGGAAGAGGTCTATGAAGACGAAGAAAATGTGCTCAGCGAAGCCGGGGATGAAGAAGTCGAAGAGCTACAGCTCGACGATGACGCAGAACCGTCGGATGAGCCGTCGGAGCCGGTAGAAGCCGAGGCCGAAGAGTCTGAAGAAGATCTAATTGTTTCGATTGACGGGGAGTCGCCAGCCCCAGAGGAAGCAGCACCGGAATGGGTGCGCGACCTGCGCAAGCAGCACCGAGAGCAGAAGCGTAGGAACCGTGAACTAGAGCAAGAACTTGAGCAGATGCGGAGCCAGGGCCAACGAGCCCAGCCGCTAGGGCCTAAGCCCACCCTCGAGGTCTATGACTACGACACGGATAAATACGAGAAGGCTCTCGCTGACTGGTTTGACAGGAAGCGCAGGCATGACGCGGAGCAGGAGTCTGCCCAACGTCAGCAGCAGGCCATTGAAGAGGCCTGGACCGCGAAACAGCAGGAGTATTTNCGTCCGCAAGGAGGCGATGAAGGCCAAGGACTTCGATGACGCGGAGGATACCGTTAAGGACATCCTGAACGTCACGCAGCAAGGCATCATTGTCAAAGGCGCGGAGAACCCTGAGTTCGTGGTTTATGCCCTAGGGAAGAACCCAAAGAAGGCGCAGGAGCTTGCTCAGATTGATGACCCCATTGACTTCGCGTTTGCGATCAGCAAATTGGAGAGCAAATTGAAGATTGCAACGAAGAAGTCGGCACCCCCGCCCGAGAAGACGGTCAAAGGTACTGGCCGCGTATCGGGTTCGGTGGACTCAACCCTTGAACGGCTGCGAGCTGAAGCAGAGAAGACCGGCGATTACTCAAAGGTCATGAAGTACAAGCGACAGCTCAAGGCGACCAAATAAACTTAGGAGGCCATCATGGCTAATGCATTTTCCAAGGAAGAGCGCGTCGCGTTCGAGGATCTCCTCGAAGGCTTCAACGATGCCCTAATCCTTTCCCGCAACGTGAGTGTGTACAGCACGGATTCCGCAATGATGGAGCGCGCACGCGACACCATCTGGCGTCCGATGCCCTACATCGCTCAGTCCATCAACGCTACCGCTGGTAGCTCCATCGCTGGTTCCTACCAGGACATGACCCAGCTTTCTGTGCCCGCTACCCTGGGCTACAGCAAGGCCGTCCCCTGGACGATGACCACGCTGGAACTGCGTGACGCTCTGCAAGAGGGTCGTCTGGGCACGGCTGCACGTCAGAAGCTTGCTTCCGACATCAACACCGCCGTCCTCGACGTTGCCGCTAACCAGGGCACGCTCGTTGTGACCACCACCACCCCGGCTGGTGACTATGACGACGTTGCACTGTGCGACAGCCTCATGAACGAGCAAGGTGTGCCGGACTTCGACCGCTACCTGGCCCTCTCCAGCCGTGACTACAACGGCATGGCAGGGAACCTGGCAGCAGCTACCCGCTCCTTCGGGAACGCCAAGTCTGACTCCGCCTACGAGCGTAGCCAGGTGGGTATGGTCGCTGGCTTCGACACCTACAAGCTCGATGTGGCCAAGCGGATCACGGCTCAGGCAGCTACCCCCACGGTCGATACGACCTCCGGCGCTGTCGTGAACTACGTTCCGAAGGCAACCTCGACCGCAGTTGGTGGCGAGATCAACGTCGACAACCGTTACCAGCAGATCGCCATCACCAGCACCGCTGGCCTGGCTGCTGGCGACGCGTTCACCATCGACGGCGTGGAAGCTGTTCACCACATCACGAAGAACAGCACGGGTCAGCTCAAGACCTTCCGTGTACTCTCCGTGGACAGCGGCACCCTGATGACCATCTCCCCGGCCATCATCAGCGGCGGTGGCGGCACCGATGCCGAGCTTCAGTACAAGAACGTGGAACTGGCTTCCACCTCTGGTACCGCAGCTATCAACTTCCTCAACACCACGGCAGCCAACGTCAACTGCTTCTGGCAGCGGGACGCTCTCGAGCTTCTCCCTGGCCGGTTCGCAGTGCCCTCCGACGCTGGCACCGCTGTGATGCGTGCGACCACCGATCAAGGTGTGGAGCTTGTCATGCAGAAGTTCTATGACATCGACTCCATGACGATCAAGTATCGTCTCGACACCCTCTTCGGGGTTTGCTGCAAGCAGCCTGAGATGGCTGGTATCCTCCTCTTCGATCAGTAAGAGGACTGAGGGGGCGGTGGCTTCGGCTGCCGCTCCCTTTCTCAGGAGAGAATGATGGCTAAGCGACCTGGTTTGTACGCGAACATCGCCGCTAAGCGTCGGCGCATCAAGGCAGGCTCCGGCGAGAAGATGCGGAAGCCTGGAGCGAAGGGCGCTCCCACGGCGAAAGCATTCAAGCAATCGGCCAAGACGGCGAAGAAGAAGAAATGATCGACTTCCCCAATACCGTATACAAGGAGGGCGGCCCGCACTGGCACCCTCGGCTGCGTCTCAAGTACAGCTACAAGGCTGTGCTCGACGAGGAGCAGTACAAGAAGGCTCTAGCTGACGGCTGGCGCCTCTCCCTGGTAGAAGCTGTGATCGAGCCAGAACCAGTGATAGAATCCGAAGAGCTTCCTGATGATGCCCCTCCCACGAAGGAGGAGATGCTCCAGAAGGCTGAAGAACTCGGTTTGAAGATCGACAAGCGCTGGTCTGAGAAGACCCTGCTTGCCAAGATCGAGGAGGCTCTCNAGTGAGCTATACGAAGCGCCAGTTCATCACCGCAGCCTTTGAAGAGATTGGGCTGGCNTCGTATGTCTTTGACCTTCAGCCTGAAGACCTCCAGACGGCCTTACGCCGCCTCGACGCCATGATGGCAGAGTGGAACGGGAAGGGCCTACGCCTCGCCTACCCCATCCCCCTGAGCCCGGAGGACGCTGATCTTGATACCGAGACGACCGTCCCCGACTGGGCGAACGAGGCAGTTATTACGAACCTTGCTACGCGCCTTGCGTCGGGCTATGGAAAGACTGTTCCCCCCGATACTAAGATGATCGCACGGCAGGGCTACAACACGATCATGAGCCGGGCGGCGATGCCTCCCGAGATGCAGATGCCTCACTCTATGCCGCGTGGTTCAGGGCGCAAGCCTTGGCGCTACGACGACCCCTTCATGCCCATCCCGGATGCTCCTGTGGAGACTGGTGGAGAGGGCGAGCTGGATCTTTATTGAGGGCCTAACGATGCCGACTATCAACCAACTGCCGACCGTTACGAGCCTCTCAGGCGGCGATCTCTTCGCGGTGTACAACACGGGGAACGGTGACGCCCGGAAGGTGTCTGTCACGACCCTCTCCGCCTACATCGCGGCCCAGGGCGACAGCAGCAGCTTCACCCAGTTCGAGAGCCCCACGAACGGCTTCGTGCTGAACATTGGCGGTTCTGGCATCCAGACCTGGCTCATCCTTACCCCGGCAACCAGCCTGGCCTCTGGGACGCTCGTCCTCCCCGCTGCTGGTGGTGTGAAGGACGGGATGGAGATCATCGTGAACACGACGCGGCAGATCAACAGCGTCTCGTTCACCCTCAACGGTGCGACGGCTATCTACGGCAACCCCGCCGTCCTAGCGGCAGAAGACACCTTCACCCTCAAGTTTAGCAACGGCCTGAACTCCTGGTTCCGGGTCGCGTAAGGAGCAGATCATGGAACTGACGACCTTCAAGCCTGGCTACGGCACCGGATCGCTCAACGCGGTCACGGACACCTCCTCCAGCGTATCTATCCCTGAGAACGCACGCTCCCTGTGCCTCTCTAACCTGGGCAGCTCGACCGTGTGGGTACGGGTCTCTGACGGGGCCTCTACGGCCACCACGAGCGACTATCCCGTACTCGCAGGGCAGCAGGTATCCATCGCCAAGGGACGCCCCCAGGGGACGCTCTCGATGGTCTGCAACACTGGTGACAGCAGCACCCTCCATGTGATCGTTGGAGAAGGCTTCTAAGATGCTTCAGCGCGACCGTCAGCGGCAGAGAGAGCGAGGAACGTTTTCGGGTGGTGGGGCAGGTGGCCTCACTGCCGAGTACCTCGTGGTCGCTGGTGGTGGCGGTGGGGCTACACTCCACGCAGGTGGGGGCGGTGCTGGCGGCTATCGTTCGTCTGTAACTGGTGAATCGTCTGGAGGCGGGGCATCTGCTGAAACGGCTTTAAGCATTGCACTAGGTACAGCCTACGCGGTAACGGTTGGTGCTGGCGGCGCATCAATTCCAGTTGGCTATAGCTCTGTTGCAAACAAAGGCAACGATTCTGTTTTTGACACCATCACTTCCGCAGCAGGTGGCGCTGGCATTCTTGGCGGCATTGAACCCCCTGGTCAAGGCGATGGCGGTTCTGGTGGTGGTGGNGGAGCTGGTGGTGTAGCGACATCCCCTGCTGGATCAGGAACTACTGACCAAGGTTTTAATGGTGGTGAAGGCGGTAACGCTGGCGGGGTAACCTACCATGGCGGCGGCGGTGGCGGTGGCGCTCAGATCGGCGGAAACTGCATTGTTGGAACCCGTGCTGGCAATGGCGGTAACGGTGTTCAGTCTTACATCACTGGTGTAGCAACCTATCGTGCAGGCGGTGGGGGCGGTAGCTCCTACAGCGGCTCTCAACCAGGAGGCACTGGTGGCCTAGGCGGCGGGGGTGCCGGTGGGGCTAATGCTCCTGGCGTTGCTGGTACTGCTAACACCGGAGGCGGTGGCGGTGCAGGTGGTGGTCCTAATGCTGGGAGTGTTTCTGGAGCAGGCGGCTCTGGCGTCGTAATCATCCGCGTCCCCAGCTCTGTTGTCGCAGAGTTCTCTGCTGGCGTTGTCTATAACTACATCCCCCAAGACGACTTCAACGTCTACGAGATCACGGCTGCTGGTGTCTCTGACACGGTGACGTTCTCCCAGGGCGCTGTGACCACGGTTGGCGAGTCGCTTCGGTTCAACGATGACGACAGCGCGTATCTGAGCCGTACCCCTGCCTCTGCCGGTGATCGCAAGACTTGGACTTGGAGCGGGTGGGTTAAGCGTGGGAATCTTGTAAATGGAATGCTTTTCCACGCAGGAAATGGCAGTACGAATACAACGTGGCTT